AGCGGCGACAAAGGCCGTGCCTGAACCCGCAAAAGGTTCGTAAATCAGATCGCCTTTGTTCGTGTGATTTCGGATCGGAATCTCATAAGCCAGTGAGGGCTTTTGCGTCGGATGGTCAGTTTTCTCCTCGTCACTGCCGCCCATGATATGAGCCGGGCTCGCCATTTCCCAGACCGTTTTCTGTTTCCGGTCACCTTTCCAGCTTAAGTTCTTGCCCTTCTTAACCGCAAACCAGCAGCCCTCGTGCTTCCAGTGATAACATTGGCGTGACATAGCGGCCACCGTCTTAACCCAAATAATTTGCTGTTTGATCTCGAAATCGGCTGATCTAAGCGATGCCATTACGATGTCGCAATAAGTACTGGCATGCCACACGTAAGCGATTTGTGCGCGCGATAAGGCCCACGTCTCGGTCCAATCAGACCGGTCGTCGTTACTGACCTTGCCCTCACGCGCTTTGCCAAGCGATTTATCGCCCAACGCCTTGCCACGGACTTCCGCGTCGTAACTGATGCCGTAAGGCGGATCGGTGACCATAAGCAAGGGCTCCTCATCGCCCAAAAGCCGGCCAACGTCCGCTTCGCTTGTGCAATCGCCGCACAATAAGTAATGGTCACCAAGAGCCCACAGATCGCCTAATTTTGCCTTAGACGGCGGTTTTTCAGAAGGGACGTCGTCTTCTGAACCGTCAGAATCATTTACCGTAAAATCGTCAAACTTGACTTTAAGGGCTTCCATGTCGATTCCGGCAAACCGATAATCCCCAAAGTCAGATAACGCCAGGTCGTTTTCCTGCGCGAAATCAAAAAGCGAATCAACGGTCATGGTTCCGTACTGACTGGTAAGCGCGAGGATCTTGCGCTTGGCCTCGCGTTCGTCAGCAGCGTAAACGACGTTAACCGGAAGCTCGGGGATCGTGTAACCTTCACTTCTCATGCGACGTAAGCAATCAAGACGCTGGTGACCGTTAAGGATTCGCGACTCACCATCGTAAACCCAAATCGAAATGGGCTCGGAAAAACCCAGGTCTAATAACTGATCGCGGAACTTGATGTAGTCCTGATCGGCAAGCGTTTTTAAGTTTCCCTGATACGGTATAAGCTCGTCTAACGTCCTGGTCGCCGAACCCTGGCATTCGATTCTAAGGTCTTTACTCACCGTCAGCCGCTCCATCTTCGTTATCGTTTTCGCCGTCGCCAAACTCGCCAGGCCCGAATTGATCACGTTCGATTGGCGTCTCGCGCGGTTCAAAACTAAGCCGATCACGCATCGCGTTTAGATCACTTAGATCATTTGTGTCGACGATACCTGAGTTGATTGCCCGCTCAAAGACTTCCATTTCCTTAGCGATCTCCTCGACTGATAACTCGCGTTTTTTGAACTCGCCAAGCCCGTCTTTACGCCAAGCTGATTCAGGGAAGTTATAGCGAAGAAGGTCCATAACCAGTTGAGATCGCAACGCCTCGCCAAGCCCTGACATCATGCCGTCGAGAATCTTATCGAAGGTTTTGGCGTGTTCCTGGCCCAGCGAGTAAGAGCCCGTGCCGTCGCCGCCAGTAAAGATAAGGGCCGGCAACAGCATCGCCCTCATTTGTGACTTATTACACAGATCAATGGCTGCCATAAAGTCAGCCGCATTACTGGTCTGCGGCACGAAATCAAGGTCGTAATGCTGGCCCTTTTTGCCGGGCAAAACGATGGTCGAATCGTTATGTATATTTTGAAAAGCGTCACTTGCGGCCTTATCGCCTCTGATTCCGGCGCCTGCTTTCCCTCGGGCTGAAACGTTTTCGCCGTACTTATTTTGATTGCGGATCGTCAGCGAGGGATCAGCGAAAACGACCGTAAGCGGCGTCCCCTTACGGTCTAGGGCAATGGCTAACATCTGGAGAAAAGCGTCTTTCATAACGTACCACTTATAAGCCCGCCTAAGTAATGAGCGGCCATAAGGGTTGCCGAACTTGCCCTGCGCATCAAAAGAGTAATGAACGCACTTTTGTTTTGGAATCCGGATCGAGAGATAAGACCACGTGTTAGCCGTTCGCAACGGAAAGGGCATGTCGCCTAACTTAGCCAGGGGATCGGGCCGCCACTTCCCGGTTTGCGCAAAGCCGAACAAGTAGTTGGCTCCCCAAGCCATGTTAGCCGGATTATAATTACGCTGGTATTGCAGAATGCCGTCGTAAGTGATTTCGCCCGTGCGCTCGGTCTCAAACAGAACCGTCGTCGGCGGCAGTGAGCCAAGCTTTTTCACAATGAAGCCTTGCTCGTCGTTGGCGAAAACCTTTTCCTGGACAGCAAAGCCGGCCCACGTGGCACCGAGAAGCTCCTTAACGGCGTTAAGAAAACCGCCGTCGATCTTACCAAGCGCGGTGTTGACGAATTCCGTGATCTCGTCACTTGGGTGCTCATAAGCGCCGAGTCTGGCCGCCAGGCAAGTCGTTAAGAAATCAACGCCCGAGCCGATCGTGTCGTCGGTGTCGACCATGCGCTTAAACGTTTCGATCGACACGGTCGAAGGGTTTTGAATAAACTTATAAAACTGATTGAACAGCGCCGGAATTGGCGTGCCGCGCTGCTGCTCAAGGTCTTTAAGTGATGTGATCTCGGCGTGGCGCGCATAAAGAATCTCGTCAAGTTCTTCGGAGTCGACTTCCTCGACTGGTGACGGGTAACCGTCTTTAAGTCTGGTCTGGCTCTTGCTCTGAGTCATTTTGATCTTCCTTTAGGTATTGCTCTCGATATTCTGCTAGCGACGGTAACGCCCGATCTTTATCGCTGACCACGGGATCAATCAGCTTGGGCCATAGATCAGCCAGTGCCGGATCAGCCCAATTGATTCCGCCGTCAGAACTCGGATCGTAAGTCGTCGTGCATGAATAATTGATCACGCTAAAGCGCGATAAGGCCAGGTAACCATGGGCCACGCCTGGCGGCGCATAAATTGAGCGATCGTCGTGGAAGTTAGTCTCCCAGGCAAAACCGCACAGGTAGGTGGGTGACTCGGGCCTTAGATCAAACAAGACGTCCAGGATCGCGCCATAAACACACGTTACAAGCTTACCTTGCGGCCGGTCACGCTGAAGATGCATGCCGCGCAAAACGTTGGCATAACAAAAGGTCGTGTTGTGCTGGACAAAAGTTGGAAAGACCTTACCTTCCGCGCGGCTGATTTCGCTAAATGATCCACGCGCGTCGAAGAACTTGGGCCGCCTAATTAGGGCCGCACCGTCGATTTCAGTCAGTGGTTCGCGTTCAAATCCTTGGTTCGTGATGGTTTCCATAACGGCTAAGTGTGCTCCAAATAATAAGTGATCGTCTGTCGCAGATGGTCCTCAAAGTTCTCAGCATTGATGTTGATGCCGAGCTTTTCAATGCGTTCTGTATTCACGGCGTAACGCTTATCGTCGGTCGGCCGGTCGTCGCGATACTCAATTTCGAGTTCGTTATTACCGCCGGTAAGCTCGTTATAAACACGATGAAGCGTTTCGACTAACTCGATATTCGTCAGTTCGTTATTACCGCCGATCAAAAAACGGCGACCGAAAATATTATTTTTCGCGCAATAATTGGCCAGAAAATAAATGGCACTGACATGATCACCGCAATATAACCAGTCACGAACTTGGGTTCCTGGCTTATAAAGTCGGGCCGGATAACCGTCTTTAAAGCGCAAAATGGTCGCCGGAATGAGCTTTTCCTGGTGCTGGTTTTCGCCGAAATTGTTCGTGCAATTTGTCACGATAACCGGCACCCGATAGGTGTGGTGATAAGCCATGGCCAGAAGGTCAGAACTCGCCTTAGTCGCCGCGTAAGGCGAGGTTGGCGCCAGCGGCGAGCGTTCGTCAAAGGCCGGATCATTAGGCCCGAGATCACCGAAAACCTCGTCAGTCGAGACGTGTACAAATAACTTACTTGGATCGCAGCGGTGGAGCACCCGCCACTCCTCTAGTAAGTTCCAGGAGCCAATGATATTACTTTGCACAAAGTCTTTAGGCCCACGAATGGATCGGCAAACGTGCGTTTCTGCCGCAAAGTGAAAGAGCACGTCAGGCTTATACTTATCGAGAACCCTTGCCACGTCTAATTGATCCGTTATGCAAACCGACTCGATCTTGTGATTCGGGCAATGCCGAATGGCGAAGCCGGGCCTTGCGGCATAGGTTATGGCATCAATCACGACGATGCGAGCATCGGGCTCTTTCGCACGAAGAAGCTTAAGAAAATGTGAGCCGATAAACCCGTAACCGCCGGTAACGCAAATCGTTCTCATTGGGCTGTCCTTAAGGAGTTGTTAGCCAATAAGACCATAATCCTCTCGTATCGTCGAGGGGTTATTTATGATGCCGTCTGATTGCCGACCAGGCGGCCTTATTTTGTAGACGGCATAACCAGCAGCGTCCGAGGCGTGTGTGCGCTCGACGTCACCGCCGGAATCGAGCTTTCCGTGCTGAGTCCAACCAACCATCTTGATGTCCCCGTCAAGTAGCGGGCAGAGCACTGGATCATAAGTTTGCTTAACCTCGCCCGCGTAATTGCAAAACGATTGGTTCATGTTTTCAACGCGGTTTTTCACCTTGGGGTTTTGCCGATCTTCTTCTTGCCAGTAGTCGATTGAAAAAAGCGCATCGGCTTCATGTAAGCGTTCGCCAATCTGATCGTAGTCAGTAATGCCCGCGTTTGATGTGGTGCCCATGCCGCCGCTTACGTCACCGTAGATCTCGTAAAAGAAGCCTGGGTAACGACTAAGCAAAAACTCAGTCATTTGTACGCTAGAGACCTCGACGTCTTTGATCTCAGCAAACCAATGGATGTGATCCCCCCAGTAAGTTCCGTCGTGGGCAAACATGTTCGGGCCTAATTGGCCGACAACCCAGCAGCACGGTGCGGGCTGAAAGTTAAAATCACAGCCCACAATAAGCGGCCGCTCGGGATTGGGCTCGGTGTCCCCCCAGGGAGCAAACCGCTGGCGATTGCGATCACTGGCGGCGTAATAAGCCTTACCGCCCAGGACGTTGACGTGCTTGGCCTCTAGTTCCTGTAGGGCCATCATCGGCGAATAAGATTTGGCCATTGAGTTGTAATAAATTGGCGTAATGATGCCAACGTCGAGTGACGCCTTGCTTGGCACGTGCATCGAGCCGTAGAGCTTTGTCTTATCTTGGCCGCGCACGAACCGCTTAAATGACCAGTCTTCGCCGTTCGTCGTCGTCGTGATCAAACCCTTCATGAAGTTTTTGGTTTCCCTCATCCGGGAAATCACAACGTCGTGCGTGTCTTCCGGCGTGTCGCGCGTCTCATCCAGCCAGTACCAAGAGAACTCAATCCCCCGGAGCGGGTTGCCGTCGCTTAACACTCGTGTGAAAACCAGGCTGACCTTTTTCGTTTTGCGATTCCGAATGAGCACCGTGTTGCGATACGACTTGAGGTTACGCGGGTAATTCCACGCTGGCGGCGGCAAACGATCAATCACGTACTCAAAGTTATAAACGGCGAGCCACTCGAAGAACTCTTTAATCGTCGCTTGGGAAAGTTGATCGTAAGTGTTGGCGCCGATAAAGCCGGTCATGTTCGGATAACGAGTGATCATTTGAATGGCAAAGTGTGAGCCGGTGAACGTCTTGCCAACGGCCACTCCGCCGTACATCGCAAAGTGATGGAATGGGTTGTTCATGGCAGCGTATTGCCAAGCCGCCATTTTAACTTTCGGCATCCGAAGAATCCTCCTCGTTAGGATCTGGCGGCCGCTGAAAGTCGTCAGTCACGTCAGGCCGGTCGTACCAATCACTCAGCATGCGCTCCATCTCAGCCGAGGTTTTAGGCCCGCCCATGATCTCCACGCGCCAGCCAGAGTCGTCGTGCTCGTCGTCTTGTATAACTGATTCTTCGACGTGCTTATCGGCCAGGCCGAAGGACCATTTGTCAAGTAAGAGTGATTTGTGGCGTGATTCGGTGAGGGTTTTCAATGCGGCCGCTAGCCCTAGTAAGTCCTTATTCTTTACCTGATCAAACTGCGGTTTATAGTTAGGCTGATCCTTAAACTGCTCGTCTTGCCGGATGCCGCGAACAATATCGCTAAGGCGTTTCTTAATAATCGAGAGAAGAACATTGTTAGCTTCCGGGTAGTCCTTGAGCGTTTTGAGAACTTCCTCGTGCCAGCGCGTTTTCTCCGAAAACACCATCGAGGCCAAAACCTGGCCCTGCTCGTCAGCGAGTTGATCCTTCTTATGTTTAACCCACTCACCGACGGGGTACTTACGAGAGGTTGGCTGGACGGGCCAGCCCATCTCACGCGCAAACGGTGCCCACTCGACATGGGCCGAGGCCATGAACATCTCTTTCGCCTGGGCCTTTGTCGGGTATGCGTTGCGCTTAGAATTTTTTTTTTGGACTCACTCACGGTTTATTTTCCCAGTCGGCCAAATCACGCGGCCCGACGTAGTCGACGATAAGCGAATTGACGCATTGCCTGAGATAAGTCGACAGCGTCGTGCCGTGCCGTGCGCAGATCTGTTCGGCCAATTGCTTGCGCGACGGTAAGACCTTAAACGTGCAATTTTTGAGTTGTGATTCCTGAGTCGATTCGTAGATGGCCCGGTGAAGGGCCTCATGGACGTTCGTTAGGCCAGGAACGGCCTGGTCGGGCTTATGCATGGTTTTTCTCCGCTGGTGTTACGGCGTGATCTTACCAATGTAGTTAAGCCCGTGTAAAGACCTCAGCTAAATAAGCCCGCGCTTATGTTCAGCTTATTCTGCATAAGCAAAATTGTCTTACCCGCGTCGTCGTCAAAGTGAAGCTCAAACGACTGCTCCTCGCCGGTCGCCAAGGCATCGGTGTTATCGGTCGACAGGCTAAACTTAAGCTGACCGCAATCCTCGCTCTCAAGGGTTCCAATGATTCCGTAAGCACCGCTGCCGCTGGCGGCCTGGAAATAACCCGTGCAGCCGTTATAGCCGGGGAAGGCGTAAGGGTAACCAGTGTCCTTGTAAAGCACTTCGGTCACAATGATTGCATCAGAGCCCTGAATGATCGGGACTGTGGTGCGTTGGACAATCTTCCCGTATAAGCCACGCTGACCTAACCTTGCCATGTCATTTCTCCACTAAACTCGATAAGATTTCGCGCCTTGTTTCATTCACAATATCAAGTCTTAGCCGAGACATCACGTAATCCCAGCCCTCGGCGTGCATTTCCGTGAGGTTATACTCGCCGCGCATAATCTTAAGGAGCTTGGCCTCAAAGTCGGCCGGGTTACGGTAACGGATTGCGCCTGGCACTTGCCATTCAGGCCAATCAGGCACCAGGCTGACGGCGCCCGCATGAATCCCCTCTAACCAGGCGATGTTCGACTTGGAGCGGTTGAACGGGCAATCCCAGAGCGGCACGATAAAGACCGAGGGCCTGACCTTGGCCAGAAAGCGGTTAAACTCGATGGGATCAAGTGATTCGGTGACGATCACGTTGGTTTCCTTGAGCTCAGGAATCGTGTCGAGTTCTTCGATCGTGAGCCAGAACGGTGAGCCCACAAAGTTCATGGTCCAGCTAAGATCATTGGCGATCGCGTGCTTTATCGCGGATGTGTATTCGAGCAGGTCTTTTGCGTGAGTGTCTGATCCCCGCCAGGCGATAAGCTTATTTGGGCTCGCAAAATCACCGTTGCGGTAATGCTTAAAGAGCCGGTGATTGTAAGCGTTGGGCACGACCTTAACCTTGTCAGGATCAAGAACAGCGCCCTCTTTATCGAAGTCGCTCTTTTTGATTTCACGGATCACGCTAACCAAGACGTCGCGCAGGGCTTCGGTCGAGACGGTGACCACGTCAGCCTTAACGACGATCTCGGTGATGTTGTTTTGGATTTCCTTACGGCCGTAGACGCCGTGGGTTCGGTTCGAGTAAGGCACCGAGTATAAGTCGTCGTCAAAGTCAACCCAGACCGGCTTATTGTTCGCCTTAACCATGTCAACTAAGCGTTTATGCTCTGGACTAAAAGGCCTCTGAACGAAAACGGCATCGGCCCAAGCGATCTGCGCCCAGTTGATTTGGTTGTGGACCATAAATGACCAGTCCAAGTCACGCTTTAGTTCGCCGAACGGCCCAATGGCTCGATAGAAGCTGGTCGCGTCGGTCGGATCAGGGACGACCATAAGTAATGTGCGCATACGATCTCCTAGTGTTTTTTATTGACTTAGGAAGTCGTAAGCGATCGGATTTTATTTGGAAAGCAAAAATTGGCTGGAAATAAAAAGGCCAAGTCAACCGCAAACCCAGTGACTTGGCCCTTTTGCCGTGTATTGTTACCCACAATAGGAACGGCAGAAATATTTGTAACACCGCCGAGCGAAATTTTGCAAGACGCAAAATCAATTTTTTTGTTTTGCCGGAATGAGCCGATAATAACCGGCGTAATAACGAGCCATTTTATCCGGCCCTTGCCAACTCGGGAAATCGCCTTCGCCTGGCCTAAATGGCTGCTCTTCATAAGGATCTTGCATCACGC